CGTCCTTTCACTTACCCCAAACCTTTTTTCAAGGTCGGCTTGCGTAACGCCCAAATGTGCGCGAATTTCCTTAATATCTAAATCGTTCATAATCAATGACTTATCCAAACGAAACACTTTTTAACACGCATAAAGCGAAAATTTATCACGAAATATTGCGTGATTTCGCGAAACATTGCGTATCTTTGCAAACGTAAACGGGAAACATTGCAAAGGTAAAGCAGAAATGAACGCAAAACAATAGCAAATTTACGTCATTTTTCGCGAAACACCAGCAAGAACACCGAAATATTAACAAAATAAAACTTTCGCAACAATGATTAATTTCAACATTACAATCGTAAAGAACGATGATTTCAAGACCGTGGGATTCCACGTTTATGCAGAAAAGGAACAAATCTTTTCTTGGGGATGTGCAAGTGATATGTATTACAACAAGAAAATCACCGCAAAGCCGGAACACATGGACAAGGTGATGGAACTTGTCAAGACCCAAGCCGAACTTTCATTCCTTGAATCTTCAATCCAAGATTGGTTTGACATCGCAAGGGAAAATGGGATTGACACAAATCGCGGTTACAAGTTCACCAAGATTGAGGAAAAGACAAACAACTTGAACAAGCGTTTGTTGAACATCATCAATTCATTCAAGTAATAACAACCGGGGTGGCACGCCCACCCCATCAAATACTTTCGCAACAATGACAATCCAAGAATTTCAATCAAGAACACAAGTTTCGGTGGATGTTTCCGAATTTGAATCCATTACCACGGTGTATATGCAATCCGATGTTGACAAGGACACATTTTGCAAGATGTGGCGCAAGATGAACGCAACACGCGTGATGGCTGCAAAGGGGCAAGCCAAGAAGCAACAAACCATTGACAAGGTGTTTTCAATGGTGATGACAAATCCGGAATGGACGGACGTTGAGCATTACAACGACATCGCCGTTGCCGTTCTATCCAGCAAGGACAAAGCCTTGATTGAATCAATCGGCATTTCGCTTGAAAGCGAACCGGACAACAACGGATTCCGTCATTTCAAAAGATTTCGTGAATTGCGTCCGGAAATCAACGCATTCTTGAAAAACGCATAATAATCACGGGCGGTTCACGCCGCCCATAAATCACATATATATGAGTAAAGAACAATTTTCATTCAACAAAGGATGGTTGCAGTTACGCCAAGGCGATATTGCAGCGTGCCGCAAAGAATTGATGGTCGTGTTCAACGTAACTACACGCGCCGCGTTCTTGCAGCGATTGAAAGGCAACGTCATCCCGAATGTGCTTGAAGCGCACAACGTGGAAAAGGTGTTTGCCAAGTATGGCATCAAAGACGTGTGGGGGGCTTGATTATGGATGCCGTGAAACTTACCAAACGCGAATCCGAAATTGCGGAATTGTTCGCATGGGGCGCAAGCAAAAAGGAAATTGCAAATCGCCTGTTTATTTCGGAACGAACCGTTGAGAATCACGCCCGGCGAATCTATGAGAAAACCGGATGTTCAAAGGTCAACGAGTTATCCGCGTGGTGGTTTTGCACAACATTCCACATATCATTCAGCTTGTCGCCCATCAAACGCAAGTTCATCGCGCTTTGTTTCCTTGCGATGCTTATGCCAACGATATTCAACAACGACAATGTGGTTGTAAGAGTGCGAACCGCACGATGCAGAACAACCCGCGTTCAACGTTCACGCCGTGACAATGACAATGGAACGGCAGATTTTCAAATCTTATAAATACGCATAATATGGAAAAGTTTAATTCAGCAATTCAATTGGTGTTCGCCGCGTTCATCGTCCTGTTTGGATTTGGCACAATGATTCGTTGCATCATCGCCGGAAGTGATTTCTTCTATATCATCATGTTTGCGTTGATGGGAATCATCGGACGCGCAATGTTCCGGGTTTTGCTTAAAGAATACAAGGAGGCGAAATGATGGAGATTACAAGCGACACACGAATCATTGATTTAACCGTTGGGCAACTGATGGATTTGTTCGCCAAGGCGCAAGCACCAGCGACACAAGCGCAACCGAAAGAAGAAAAACGCCTTGTGTATGGTATCGCCGGAATCGCACAAATATTCAATTGCAGCATGACAACGGCAAACCGAATCAAGGCATCCGGGCGAATAGATGACGCGATAACCCAGCACGGGCGCATCATCGTTGTGGATGCCAACAAAGCGTTACAATTATTCAACAATAAATAATATCGCAACAATGAAACAAGTAACATTGAAATCCATCACCTTTTGCAATTTCAAGGGTGAACAGGAACGGACAACGACATTCAATCCGGATGTCACGACCATTTCCGGCGGAAACGGACTTGGCAAGTCAAGACATTTTGACGCGTTCATTTGGCTTTTGTTCGGCAAGGACGCGCACGACCGCAAGGATTATGAAATCAAGACCCGTGTCAACGGCGAAGAATTGCACAAGTGCGAATGTAGCGTGACGGGTGTCATCATCGTGGATGGTGAAGAAATCACCTTGAAGCGCGCTTTCGTTGAAGATTGGGTAAAACCACGCGGACAGGTTGAACAGGTGTACAAGGGCAACCACACGGAATGTTGGTGGAACGAAACTCCGGTCAATGTCGGCGAGTATGACAAGCGCATTCAAGCCATCGTTGATTCATCCGTTTTCAAGATGATAACCAATCCGGCGTTCTTTGTCGGCATGAAGTGGCAATTGCAGCGTGAACAATTATTCCAGCTTGCCGGAAGTGTGACCGATGAAGAAATCGCCGCGGACAACCCCGATTTCATCAAGTTGTTGGATGCCATATCCGGCAAGTCGCTTGCGGACTACAAAAAGGAAATGGCAGCACGCAAGAAACGCTTGAACGAGGAATTGAAGCAGATTCAACCGCGCATTGACCAAACGCACAAGATGATGCCCGAACCGGAAGATTTCGCCGCCCTTGAATCCCAGCTTGCCGACATTGACAAGGAAATCGCCGACATCGACAACGCGATTGCAGATGTGAACAAGGCGATTCGCAAGCAATATGAAGCGGAACAAGCCAGGCAAGCCCGCGTGAACGAGTTGACCACACAGGCGCAACAAGTAGTGTTTGACGCAAAGACAAAGGCACAGGATGCCGCGTTTGAAGCCAACGCACAACGCCGCGAGATTGCCAACGAAATCAAGACGTTGCAATCACAATTTGACACTAACAAGCGAAATTGCGCCACAATACAAGTTGACATCGCCCGTATCCATCGTGACATTGACAAGTGCAAGGGAGAACAAGACACGTTGCGCGAATCATGGCACAAGGAGAACGCCAAGGAGTATTCCGGCGAAACAACTTGCCCACATTGCGGACAAGCATTGCCGGATGATATGATTGCGAAAGCAAAGGACGTTTTCGACAAAGCCAAGATGGGCAACTTGACCGACATCACGAACAAGGGAAAGCACCTTGGCGAAAAGATTGCGGAACTTGAAGTGGATGCAGCCGAAAAGCAAAAGTCCGTTGACGCGTATCGCGAGGAAAACAACGGATTGGATGAACGTATAAAATCCGCACAAGCAACGCTTGAAACCTTGCCGGAAAAGGCGACCGCCGAAGTTGTCCCCGATAATATCCCGGAATGGTTGGAACTGCAAAAGCAGATTGCCAACATCAAGGCGACCATCACAACCGACAATTCGGGCGTTGACACAAGCGCGTTGCAAGCATCCAAGAAAGAATGGATGACCAAGCGCAACGATGTTTCAACACGTCTTGCCAAGCGTGGCGCAATCGAAAGATGCAACAACGAGATTGCCGACCTTGAAGCGCATGGAAAGGAAGTCGCCCAGCAAATCGCCGACATCGAACGCGAAGAATACACGGTTGAACAATTCAACAAGACAAAGGTTTTGGAATGTGAAAAGCGCATCAACGCCAAGTTCAAGTTCGTAACATTCCGGTTGTTCGATTACACCTTGGATGGCAACCCGGTTGAAACGTGCATCCCATTATGCAATGGCGTTCCGTATGGCAGCGCGAACACCGCAAGCCAAGTGAATGCCGGACTTGACATCATCAACGCTTTGTGCGCGTTCTATGGTGTATGTGCGCCGATATTCATTGACAACCGCGAATCGGTGAACGAAATCATCCCGGTTCAATCACAAGTAATAAACCTTGTCGTAACCAACGACAACAAACTTACAATACAATGAACGAATTACAAAAAACCAATGGTGGCGCAATGATGCAGAACACCACCACAACAAGCCCGGCTTTCAATTTCTTTGACCCGGTGCAGTTTGACACCATGCAACGTGTGTGCAGTTTCTTTGCATCGTCCGACCTTGTGCCGGACAATTACAAGGCACAGTTGAAGCCATTCCCCGCCGGGGCTGATGAAAACACCATCGCCGCAATCAAGGCGGAAAACACCGCAATCAAAACAAAGGCAATTGCCAATTGCATGATTGCCGTTGAAGTGGCATCGCGCATCGGCGCAAGCCCATTGATGGTGATGCAAAACATGGCGGTGATTTATGGTCGCCCGTCTTGGTCGTCCAAGTTCTTAATCGCCACGGTTAATTCGTGCGGTCGCTTTGAACCGCTTCAATTCCGGTTCACCGACAAGGGCGCGTTGGGCATGGTGGATTACACGGATTACACATATAACCCGCAAACACGCCGAAAGGAAGCCATAACAAAGCAATTCGATGGCAAGAAGATTCACGACATCGAATGTGTGGCATTCACCACAAAGCGCGGTTCGGATGGCGTGTTGGAATCATCCCCGGTGTCGGTTCGCCTTGCGGTTCAAGAGGGTTGGTACACCAAGAACGGAAGCAAGTGGCAAACAATGACAAAGCAAATGTTGATGTACCGCGCCGCGTCCATGTGGACAAACGCTTATGCCCCGGAACTTTCGATGGGTATGCGTACCGTTGAGGAACAACAGGACATTTACACCGAATATGAGGATGTAACCGCAAGTGAAGTTTCCGCCGAAAAGGAAGCAAATGCGAACAAGAAACGCATTTCACTTGGTACAGGAAGCGAAAAGCCGGAAACGGGCGAAATAAGCCACGATAATAACGCGGCAAAGGAAACGCCCACCAACAATGCGAAAGTAGCGGAAAACGCAAACAACGCCCCAAATCCGGGGTTTTAATCACTTAATCCGAAAGGTAAATGGAATTGAAAATATTGGGTTCATCCAGCAAGGGCAATTGTTACTTGCTTGACAACGGCAAGGAAGCGTTGATGATTGAATGTGGAATCGCCTTCAAGAACGTACAAAAGGCGGTTGATTTCGACATCACGCGAATCAAGGCTTGCATCATATCGCACGAACACGGCGACCATGCAAAGCACGTCAAACGTTGCCTTGATGCCATGATTCCTTGCTATATGTCGGACGGAACAAGAAACGCCCTTGGGTTGGCATCGCATCCATTGGCACACGCAATGACCGAAAACGTGTTGCACAAGATAGGAAATTTCGGTGTTTTGCCATTTGACACCGAACACGATGCCGCCCAGCCTTTCGGGTATCTGATAGCACATCCCGAATGTGGCACGGTGTTATTCGCGACCGACACATATTATCTGCAATACACGTTCGATGGTTTGAACAACATTCTTATTGAGTGCAACTATCGCCAAGACATATTGGATGCCAACGTGGAAGCCGGGTTGATTCCGGCAAAGTTGCGGGCAAGAACGATGAAAAGCCATTGCAGCTTTGAAACGTGCAAGGAGATATTGCAAGCGAACGACCTTTCAGAAGTCCACAACATCGTGTTGATTCACCTTTCCGATGGCAATTCAAACGCCGTTGAGTTCCAGCAAGGAATCGCGGAATTGACACACAAGATTGTCACCGTTGCCCGTTCGGGAATGACTATCAATTTCAACAAGTCACCATTTTAACAACAAAGAAAAATGAAAAAGTACATTATCAAAAACGCGGATGGAAGCGAGCAAAGCGAAATGCAAGCCATCCACGAATCACGCAAAGAAGCCGGGGAAACCTTGATGGACTACATTTGCGACCACAACGAAGATTTGGACGTTGACGATGACGATTATTTGTCGCCGTTTGATTTCGTCCTTGAAGAAGTTGAATGCAAGGAAGTGAACGAAGTAATCACTGACTTTGAGAGCGCAAGAAAAGCCCTTGGTTTCAAGCCGAACGCGGACTTTACCGTTGCAAAGAATATTCTTTCCGGAAACGTTGTCCAGCTTGAAGATGTCGCAAGACTTGTGACCGACATCAACCCCAAGCACATTGAAGCGTTGATTGCCTTGAACGAGTTGTTCACCATCGCACAGGCATGGAACAAGGAAGATGGATTTGTACCCGATTTCTCGGATTGGAATCAAGACAAGTGGTTTCCTTGGTTCAAATATGACAAGGATACTGCGGGGTTCGTGTTTGCGTATACGATTTACTCGCCTACGTCTGCGATTGCGACTATCGGTTCTCGGCTTTGCTTCAAATCGTCTGCACGCGCCGCGCAATTCGGCAAGCAATTCGCCGACCTTTACAACAAGGTTTTCCTGTAATGTGTTTCACTATAAAACAAAGTAGCAATGAATAACAAGACAATGGGCAAGGATATTGCCAACCCAATCCAGCGTGAACAGTTCATCAAGGACAACGCGGATGCGTGCGAGAACAAGGGTTACATGAAAGCGTACACCCCGGAAGAACTGCAAGGGCACAAAGAGAAACTTGCGAACGTTTCCATTGAGATTTCCGAAATCGAAAACGAGATTAAGGAAATCAAAAAGGAGTACGCCGAACGCTTGAAGCCATTGAAAGAGGCACGCGAAAACATGGTTTCCAACATCAAGGCGAAAGCCGAATATGTGAACGAAGTTTGTTATCGTTTCACCGACCGCGATGCCAAGATGACGGAGTATTACAACCGCGATGGCGACCTTGTGGAAATGCGCCCGGCAACCGCCGAAGAGTTGCAGCCAACACTATTTATGAACGCACAATATATGAACACCGCCGCCGTAAAGGATGGCACAAACGATTAAAATATGAACAACGAGAAAATGAACATCAATCTTGCACCGGGAATGAATGAAATCATCATCCGCGAGGGTGCAGCACCCAAGGTTCTTGACCCGAAAGCCCCGGTCAAGATGAACATCAACGGAACAATCGGCGCGCCCGTGGAGTTCTTGAAGAAGCGTATCAACGCCGGACAATTTGAGCAGAAGAATTGCCACATCATCGTTGACCGCGAGAAAATCACCATCGAACTTGTGGTGAACGAATCCGATGAATACACGCGTGGCACAATCAAGGGAACATTGCAGTTCCATCCCAAGTTCATTGAATTTGGCATCAACACGGGCAAGGTGTGGTCGCCGTTTGACTTTTCGATGTTCTGCAAGATGAACCGCGCGTTCTTTGCAGACAAGAACGCAAACATGACCTTGGTTTCGGCTTGCAAGAATTTCACGGCAACCGTGAACAACGCCATCGAAAGAAGCATCAAGGAGAACGGCGACCGAACGGACAATTTCGCCCAAGTGGTCAATTCCAACTTGCCGGAATCGTTCATGCTTTCAATCCCTGTTTTCAAGGGTGGCGACAAGGAGAACTTGGAGGTGGAAACATTCGCCAAGATTGACGGACGCAACGTTGCATTCGTGTTGATGTCGCCGGGTGCGGAAGAAACACTTGAAACATTGCGCGACACCGCGATTGACAAGGAACTTGAAGCAATCAAGGAGATTGCCCCGGAAATCGCAATCATCGAAATCTAACAACAAGGCAATCCCGCCGCCTTTCCATCCGGTCGGGTGGCGGGAAAGCCATTAAAACGCATTCAGCATGAAAGATTCATATTATTTCCAGCATGATTACAACGCGAGAAACGACCCCAAGTTGCAAGACGTGTTGATTGAATTGGGCGTTGAGGGCATCGGCATTTATTGGTGTATCATCGAACAACTATATGAGCAAGGCGGAACGTTGCCGTTGCGTTACTACAAAAGCATTGCATTTGCATTGCACGTGGATTACAAGACCGTTGAACGACTTGTGAACAATTACGGATTATTCGCCAATGATGGTGAAAATATGTGGTCGGATAGTGTTTTGAAGCGTTTAGACAAGCGAAAGGATATTTCCGACAAGCGCAAGCAAGCGGCAATCGAAAGATGGCGGCAAAGTCTTGACAATCAACGACAAACACCCGTTCAAGATGGTGGCGAAGAAACGTCCGGAGATACACAAGCAATGCAAACGCAAAGCACAAGCAATGCAAATGCAGAACATAAAGAAAAGAAAAGAAAAGGAAATAATAATATATCTACTAACGTAGATACGTCAACTTGCGTTGACGCGCCGGAGCAAAAAAAGGATTTTTCGATTGATTATTCACGATTGTTGGCATTATGGAAAGAACAATGTCCATCGTTCCCGCAACCGCGTTCCCTTGCTGATGATGACAAACGCAAGATTCGTCAAAGGTTCGGCGAAATGATGACCGCCAAAGACCCCGAAACGGCATACCAGCGCATCAAGGCGATATTCCAAACCGTCAACGCGTCCGATTTCTGCAAAAAAGGGAAATGGTGTACATTCCGGTGGATATTCACGAACGCGACAAATTGGCGCAAGGTTGAAGATGGCAACTATATAGACCGCCCCGGCGGAAACAATAAAAGAGCAAACGAAGAATGGTAAACAACGAGAACAAGAAACCGACAATGCCAAGCATCGAACAGATATTGAACGCGATTCGTCAACGCGATATGTTTTCCGGATTCCAGCGTTACCAATATATCAAGCCGGGTTGGTATGACCTTGACAACGCGATGAAGATTGTTGAAGCAATCGGGAAAAGCCGGAATCCGGCGTTCGTCATTGACGATGAAAACCGATTCGCCTTTGAAAATTTCATCAAGTGGGCGCATTGCGACACGTCAATGAAGTGTCTTGACCCTGTATCGGGACAAGTCATCCCCGGCAGACTGAAACGCGGAATCTATATCGCCGGAAACACCGGAACGGGCAAAACGTGGTGCATGGAAATCATGCAAGCGTACATCCAAGCCATCGGTATCAAGGTTTTATGGCATAACGACAACGACCCGCGCCCGTTGTATTGGCGCACAATACGCGCCGATGGTTTGTGTGACGTGTGGGCGGAATCCGGAAACATCCAGCAATACAAGACCGCGCCGATGCTTGCCATTCAAGACCTTGGCAACGAACCGCCGGAAACGCTTTACATGGGCAACCGCCTTGATGTGGTGCGTTACGTCATCGAATACCGGGGTGATATGCACGCCGAAATGACTTTCATCACATCCAATTTGAGGATGGGCGGCGAAATCCTCAAAGAACGGTATGGCGACCGCGTATCAAGCCGATTGCAAGAAATGTGCAACTATCTTGTGATAAAAGGAAAAGACCGCCGCAAACTTTGATTTGGATTACTAACAATGAAAATTTACAATTATGAACGAAATCATCCAATCAAGCGTGTATAAAACGCAAAAGGGAACGCCCGTGACCGATTCCGTCAAGGTGGCACAGGTGTTCGGCAAGATGCACAAGAACATAATGAAGTCCATCCGCAACATCATGGGGTCGGCTCAAAATTTAGCCAACGAACATTGGTTTGCCGAAACCACATACACGGATGCACAAGGGAAGCGGCAACCCATGTTCTTGATGAACCGCGATGGCTTTTCCTTGCTTACAATGTCATTGACCGGAGAAAAGGCAATGGCGTTCAAGGTGGCATTCATCAACGCATTCAACAAGATGGAGGAAACAATAAAGGGACTTGCGCCAGCATCAACGGCGATTCCTCAAACGTTCGCACAGGCTTTGCGCCTTGCGGCTGAACAGGCGGAAACAATCGAAGCGCAACAAAAGCAACTTGAAGAACAAGCCCCAAAGGTGGCATTCGCGACCGCCATCATCAATTCCCCATCATCGTGTGGGATTGATGAACTTGCAAAGATTCTGAAACAAAATGGCGTGGATTTCGGGGAAATCCGGCTTTTCCAATGGTTGCGCGACAACGAATATTTGTGCAGCGTTGGAACGGCACGAAACCAGCCAACACAAAAAGCCCTTGACCTTGGCTTGTTTGAACTGAAACCGCAAACGTGGACAAACCCACGGACGGATGAAGTGATGACCACAACGCGAACAATGGTGACAGGAAAAGGCAAGGAATATTTCATCAACAAATTCATCTATAATGCAGAGAGGAAGAAAAGCCAATGAAAATTTATGTATCGGGCAAGATTTCGGGCTTGCCAATCGAAGAAGCAAAGCAACGGTTCGCCAATTCGCAAGCGTTGCTTGAATCAATCGGGTTTGAAGTTGTGAACCCGTTGGAATTTGGGTTGTGTGACGAAAAGGCATCTTGGGAATCGCACATGGTCAAGGACATCGAATTGTTGTTTAGTTGTGATGCCATTTACATGATGGACAATTGGACGGGAAGCACGGGCGCGGGCATTGAATATGACATCGCCTTTCGTCTTGGCAAGGACATTTGGTTTGAATCCAGCTTTGCCCGTGACAACCGGAACGTGATGCGCATCCAAAACGCCATCCACGAAGTGATGGGCTTGAAGTTTTCGGATTATATCACTAAGTCGCGCAAGCGTGATGGGTTCTATGCGCGCATGATATTCGTTCACCATTGCCGGGCAATGAAGATGAAGTTGACGAAGATTGCGCAATATGTCCACCGCGACCATTCATCCATGTTGCACTTGTTGAAGAAGTACAACGATGATATGCGATTCAACCCGCCGTTTAGAGATTTAGCCACGAAAGTGAATGATATATTAAATAGATAAGTTACAATGCACAAATTTGATTATCGTTGGACTTTGGCGGATGCCCATTTCACCAAAGATAAAGGCACGGTTTTTTCGTGCTTTGCTTGTGGGGGGGGTAGTTCTATGGGCTACAAGTTAGCCGGATTCGATGTGATAGGATGCAACGAAATAGACCACCGCATGATGTTCACATATTGCAAGAATCACAATCCACGTTTTCCTTTCCTTGAACCGATTCAGACATTCAAGGATAAACAGGATTTGCCGCCGGAGTTATTCAACCTTGACATCTTGGATGGTTCACCGCCTTGTTCCACATTCAGCATGGCTGGAAGCCGTGAAGAAGCATGGGGAAAGATGAAGAAGTTTCGGGAGGGACAAGCCGAACAAGTTCTTGACACGTTGTTTTTCGATTTCATCCAGCTTGCAAAGCGGTTGCAACCGAAAGTCGTTGTTGCGGAAAACGTGAAAGGATTGTTGCTTGGTAGCGCGAAAGAGTATATGACAAACATTTATCGTGGATTTGATGATGCCGGATATTATGTGAACCATTACTTGCTTGATGCCCAAACGATGGGTGTTCCTCAAAGGAGGCAACGTGTGTTTTTCGTGTGCTTGCGCAAAGATTTGGTCGGGTTCGTTCCTTGCGAACAAACGTTGTTTGAAACCTTGCCAAGATTGAATATGAATTTCAACGAAGCGGTAATTCCTTTCAAGGATGTTGCCGATGGAATGGGTGATGGCGTTGATTCACCGAAAATGCGCAAATGTTGGGAATTACGCATGGATGGCGATTCGGATTTGTCAAACGCGAATGAACGAGAGTTTGGGAAAAGTGGAATGTTCAACAATCAATATGTCTATCCGGACAAGGTTTCGCCAACGCTTGCAGCGCGAAAGGATTGCTTGATACGTTTTGACATACCAAAGTATTTGAGCGCATCCGAAGTTTGTTGCATTTCGTCATTTCCGCAAGATTACGAATTTGGGGGTCAAATACCCCATTACGTTTGCGGAATGAGCGTTCCACCAGTGATGATGGCACAAGTGGCATCCCGCATATATGACCAATGGTTATCAAAAATTAGAAAATAAGATTATGAACAAAGTTGAATTATTCAATGACCATTTTCAGAATTTCAAGGTTTATGGCATACCAAAGGCGCAATTGATTATTGCCGACCCGCCATATAACCTTGGAAAGAACGCATACGCCAGCAATCCATCGTGGTATGTTGACGGTGACAACAAGAATGGGGAATCGGACAAAGCCGGAAAGGAGTTTTTCGACACCGACAAGGATTTTCGCCCGGCTGAATTTATGCACTTTTGTTCGCAAATGCTTGTGAAAGAACCCAAGGAATCCGGCAAGTCCCCTTGCATGATTGTGTTTTGTGAGTTTGAGCAACAATTCAAATACATTGAACTTGGCAAGCGGTATGGGTTCAACCATTACATCAATCTTGTATTTAGAAAGAACTTTTCGGCACAAGTCCTTAAAGCGAACATGAAGATTGTGGGTAATTGTGAATATGGCGTTTTGCTTTACCGTGACAAGTTACCCAAGTTCAACAATGATGCCGTTGGGGGGGTATGGTGTTCAATTGCATAGATTGGATGCGTGACAATAGAACCCCGAAGATACACCCGACACAAAAGCCCGTGCCATTGCTTGAATATCTGATAAGGATTTTCACAGACCCCGGCGATGTAGTGATTGACCCATGCGCCGGAAGTGGTTCAACGCTATTTGCCGCAATGGAACTTGGGCGGCGCGCATACGGATTTGAAATCAAAAAGGACTTTTTCAAGGCGGCACAAGAAAAGGTTTTGAGCCGCCCTATTCAACAAAGTTTATTCTAATAAATATAAAATTATGAAGTTATTATTTTTCGACCTTGAAACAACAGGAACAAACCCCGGAAGAAACGGAATCCATCAAATTTCCGGTCAAGTCGTAATTGACGGAATCGTGAAAGAATCGTTTGATTTCCACGTCCAGCCAAACCCGAAAGCAGCTATTGAGGATGAAGCCTTGGCGGTTGCGGGTGTTACCCGTGAACAAATCGCGAAATATCCGGCGATGGGTACGGTGTACCGTCAATTTGTCGCAATGCTTGGCAAGTACGTTGACAAGTACAATTCAAAGGACAAGTTCTTTTTGGTTGGGTACAACAACGCCGCATTCGACAATCAATTCTTGCGCGGATTTTTCTTGCAGAACAACGACAAGTTCTTTGGTTCATGGTTTTGGGCAAATTCAATGGACGTGATGGTTCTTGCGACCGTGTATCTTGCAAACAAGCGCACGGAAATGGAGAATTTCAAGTTGTCAACGGTTGCGGCAACGCTTGGCGTGCAAGTGGATGGTGATTCGTTGCACAATGCAATGTATGACATCGAATTGACAAAGGCGGTGTTTGACATCGTGACGGACATTAACATTTAGAACATCTTTCGCAACAATGAAAACTTTATTTCTTGATGTCATGTTGAATGACCGATTTGTTTGCACGTTGAAATACAAGTTTTGTCCATTGTTCCCAATCGAACTTGACGACTTGATGAAGTTCATCGAAAGCAAACGCCCATCGTTAAAGGGCAAGAATTATAAAATCGCAATTTGATATGGATGCAAAAGCATTTTTTGACCTTGTTTCGCGGATGCGGACGATGCAAAAAGAGTATTTCAAGACACGTTCCAAATCGTCCTTGGAACAATCAAAGACGTTGGAAAAGCGTGTTGATGCAGAAATTGAACGAGTAAACAAAATATTGGAAGAACGTACAAACCCCAAATTGTTCTAACATGAAAACAACAAATGAAAGGATATTCGCCAACGACATAAAGATGTCATATTGGCAACAAGACAATTGCATGAGGTGCGCCAAGGCGGTATGGTACAACACCCAGCTTGGCAGATGCCCGAAATACAAATGCGCATTGCAACGCGACATGGAAGCGCAAGCAACCGGGGACATGGAAATCAACGAAAGGTCATTCAACGCGTGCCACAACGCCAAGACTTGCCCTTTCATCAAGCCAAAGGAACAGGAATCCGCGCCGGGCGATGAAATCCTTGATTTCTCAAAGGGTGAATCCATGTTCAATGAAACAACCGTGTTCAATAAAATTGAACAAGCCCCGGAAATTGAACACGGACACGAAGAAAAGCCAATGGCAGCATCGGAACACAAGCCAACGCCGGAAGAACTGAAAGCGGCGGAAAAACGGATGTATGACACCATCTTTGAAAAGGAGATTATGAACAATATCAATGGTTTGTCGCCGATGATGACCGAAAAGCAATTCAAGGAGAGTGTGCGCCATGATACCGATTGGATGATGAAAACATTCACGTTCAACGAAAACATGATGATTGCGTTCGTGCCATTGGTCATTTCGCATTTGGCGTGGGTGTATGCAGAAAAGGTGATGAAATATTGCGCCGAACACAAGATTCCGGAAACCGTCAAGTTGTCACGCGCCGTGAAGCACGTCCGCCAAGAATACGTTGATTCTTTGAAAAAGGATTTGGATGCAAGACACATCCAGCGTATAGAGAAGCAGACGGAAGAATTTTTCAAGGAGTACACAAGCGATTTCACGATATTTTGGTATTGTGTGAATGGTCAGTATAAGAAGCAATTTCCGGACGACATCTACAAGGACATGAAAACGGATGCGTTTCTTGGTGTCCTTATGTGCCGTTTCCTTGTTGACCACAACAAGCGCATGGACAAGATAATTGAAGCCAAGATGGGATTTGCCCAAAGCATCAAAAACCCATACATGGATAAGTTGGAAACCTGTTTGGATGCGTATTGCGGAAACCAAGTCATCGAATGTGACACCAACATTAAGGCGTGCTTGAAAGTCCTTGAAAAGAACATCAACGAGATTGATTTTGAAATAACCGGGTAAGTTTAACACAATAAATTTTGAAAACATGAATTTCAACAAATTGGCAAAAGAATCCCATGCCAACGCCGTGAAGCACGGATTTTGGGAAAAGCGAGAGAGCAACGAGCATTATTTGATGCTTGTCGTTTCGGAGATTGGCGAAATGGTTGAAGCGCATCGAGCCGGGAAGCGCGCCAACCTTGAAGCCTACAATGAACCATTATTGGGAGGTTGCGCGCCGTTCACGTCATTCATCAAGGACACCTTGGAAGATGAAATGGCGGACGTTGCCATTCGTCTTGGCGACCTTGCCGGAGCGTTGGGCGTGGATTTTGACAAAATGAATCCTTGCAAGTATCATCGCGCGTTTGACAAGTTCACGTTCACGGAAAACGCATTTGCCTTGACCAAAGGTTTGTGCCGTGACATCATCGGCATTGAAAAGCGCATCCAATTCGGTTTGGAGTACGTCACAAAATGGGCGAAGTCCATCAACGTTGATTTGGATTGGCACATTGACGAGAAGATGAAGTATAACGCAACGCGACCGCCGAAACACGGTAAGGCGTATTAACCAAGTGCAATGTAAATGCACAACAAAAGCATTGCTTATGCGGTATATCGTCATAACCGAAAACCCAATGACCGGGGAACGCACAACGGTTGAAACCAAGGATTATGAAGCCTTGCGAATTGACCGCGCCGAAATCGTTGCAATCGTGGATAAGACCGCGCAACAAGTAACGTATGATGGCGAAACGTGGAATGATTTTGAAAAAGTATATTTTTAACCCTTAAAATTAAATTGTTATGTTACAAATTGAAGTAATCGGAAACATCGGCAATGATGCCGAAATTAAGGATTTCAGCGGCAAGAAGTATGTTGCTTTCAATGTCGCACATTCGGAACGCCGCAAGGATGCCAATGGCACAACGGTTGAATCAACAACGTGGGTGTCCGTGCTTTGGTACGGCGATGGCGGCGGTTTAACGCCACACCTCAAACGTGGTGCGAAAGTGTTTGTCCGCGGTCGCATGGCGTTGAAACAATACCAAGACAAAAACAGGCATTGGCAAACCGCCGTGAACTGCAATGCAAGTGAAATCCAACTTTGCGACATCAAGGGCAACGCCCAGCAGCACGGAAACGGCAACAATGACCCGTTCACATCAAACGACAATTGCCCATATTAAAGCCAAGAATTATGCAACCAATGTATGAATATCGCATCATCAAGGAAGAAATCAACACGCAAGTTGCATTTCCGCAAAACGGATTGGGCGACACAATGCCGGATTTCGCGATGGTGCAGCCCTTGGAGGTTATAACCAACTACAAGGTGCAAGTGAAAGGTTCGTTTTGCTTTTGGCACGATGTGAAATCGTTCAAGTCTTTGCGTCGTGCCATTGAGTTCAAGAAAACGTTGGAAACATTCGCCGATGCCAAGCCGGATGAATCCAGCAACAACGCCAAAGACGATGAAGCATGAAAACGTCATCGCCATTGACCCGGACAAGGAAAAGTCCGGCGTGGCGTTCCTCAAAGTCAAGACAAGACAATTGGAGGTGACAAACCTTTCATTCCCTTTGTTGCTTGAATACTTGCAGCACGCGAAAGCGAAAAGGGATGAAACGGGCGAATCCTTGATTGTGGTCGTTGAAGCCGGGTGGATGAACAAGAAGTCTTGTTTCCATGCCGCACAAGGCAAACAGGCGGAAAAGATTGCAAAGGATGTCGGCGCGAACCATGAAACCGGGCGCAAAATCATCGAAATGTGCGAACATTGGGGAATCGAAGTCTTGCCACACATCCCGTTGTTGAAGTGTTGGAAAGGCAAAGACCGCAAGATAACACATGAGGAACTTGCATCATTCACGGGAATCATGGGAAGAACGAATCAAGACGCACGCGATGCCGCGTTGCTTGCGTGGAGTTATGCCGGATTGCCCGTCCGCATGAAAGCATAAGTGGATAACTTTTTGATAACTTAATTCGATAAAGGGTGTTTTATAGTGAAACGCCCTTTATCTTTGCATTGCATTTGCATAATATCAAAAAGTTACATATATGAAACCAATAAATTTCAAGCAATCCACAAAGGTTTTGCAGAAGCCCGGCACATTGTCGGATTCGGAGTGTGGCACGTTGCCCGTTTGGTGTGATGGCAAACAATGTGTGTCATGTTGGAAGCCATCAATCAAGGAAAGAATCAACATCTTGTTCGGCGGCAAGGTTTGGTTGGGCGTAATGTCCGGAAAGACACAACCGCCCGTTTTCGTTGCCGGGGAACGTGTTTTTCAGAAAACGCCGTTTTTAGCCCATTTGAGGGCGTCTTTTATTTCAGTTGGTGAAGTTATCGCGAAAGCGTGCAAAAGCCTTGCAGAAGCCGCCAAAATGCCCGACAAGCGCAAGCATTACAAAGTTGGAATGACAATCGGTTTGATTGTGGGCGTTATTTCCGCCTTTTACGTTGGTTTGGCATGGGGCGCGTTGATTGGATTCATCGCCGGATGTATTGCCGGAGCAATCAAGGAATGGTGGGATTCAAAGGGACATGGAACGGTTGAATTGATGGATTTCGTATTCACCGCGATGGGCGCAGCGTCCGGCGCGTGCGTTTCCGTTCCTGTTATGATGTTGTTGCGCTTATTCATTCAGCTATGACGAAAATCATTGAAACCAACATCGAAAGTCTTGTGCCGGACAACAAGAATTTCAACAAGGGAACGGAATATGGCGACCGATTGATGGATGAATCATTGCGCAAATTCGGATTGGCACGTTCCATCGTTATTGACAAGAATAACCGCATCATCGCCGGAAACAAGACCGCAGAGAAAGCCGCCGACATTGGATTCACCGATGTTTTGGTGGTGGAGGTTGACGGAAACCAGCTTGTCGCGGTCAAGCGAAAAGACATTGACCTTGATTCCGCCAAGGGACGTGAACTTGCGCTTGCAGATAACGCCACAAGCAAAGCTAACCTTGCATGGGATGAATCCTTGATTGAAGAAGTTTCACAACAATGGGGTTTTGAACCGCAAGAATGGGGCGTTGATGTTTCCGTGCAAGAAGAACCCGAACAAGAAGAATCATCGGGGAAAAAGGAAATATCAACCCGGTTGATTGTTGAGTGTGGCGATGTCACAAAGTTGTCGTTGTTGTTTAGCGAACTGCAAGACCGTGGCTTTATGGTCGAACTGAAAGAGTGATTAAAGTGATAAAAATCAACTAAAAAAGGCAATTATGGCAAAGTACGGAAAAAAGATTGTTGACAAAATTGTCGGGCTTATCAAGTCGGACACATACACCATCGCCGAGATTTGCCGCCAAGTGGGAATAACACCAAAGACATTCCATCAATGGAAAGAAGAACATCCGGAGTTTGGGCAAATGATTGTGGATGCCAAGGATGAACGGATGCAATTCTTTGTGCAAGAAGCAAAGAAATCATTGTTGAAGAAGATACAAGGGTATGACGTTACGGAAACAAAGGTTGTCACCGTTCCCGGCAAGGTGAAAGACGAGAAAGGCAACCCGAAACCGATTATCAAGGAGCAGACGAACACAAAGAAGCACATCCAAGCGGACACGGCGGCAATCATATTCACGTTGACCAATGGCGACCCGGAACATTGGAAGAACAAGCAATCAACGGAAGTGACCGGGAAAGATGGAAAGGATTTGTTTGCGGGCAAGACCGATGAGGAATTGGCAAGCACAATCGAAGAACTGAAAAGGAAATTGGAGTAATGGCAGCGACAAGAAGCGAACGAATACGACTTATCCAAGCGATGCAAGAACGACTTTATCGTGAAAGTCGTTCCGATTTGTTGCGCTTCACACTTGCCACGATGCCAACATTCCGCCCGGCTGATTTCCATCGCCGATATTATCACGTCTTATCCAAGTTTGCGGATGGTGGCGTGAAAAAGTTGATGGTGTTCATGCCGCCGCAGCATGGAAAATCCGAGGGTTCAACGCGCCGTTTGCCCGCGTACCTGTTAGGGCGCAACCCGGACTTGCGCTTGGCGGTCGTTTCCTATTCGGCAACCAAAGCAAAGAAATTCAACCGCGAAATCCAACGTGTGATTGACACGCCGGAATATCACGCCATATTCCCGGAAACAACGCTTGGTCAATCCAGTTTTGCCGATGATTCCGGACGTGGTTACATCCGCACAACCGAAGAATGCGAGATTGTGAACCATGTTGGCGGATTCAAGACGGTGGGCGTTGGTGGTGCGTTGACAGGTGAACCCGTGGACATCCTAATCATGGATGACATTTACAAGGACGCGAAAACGGCATGGTCGCCCATTGTCCGTGAAAACATATCCGATTGGTACGATACCGTTGCCGAAACACGTTTGCACAACGATTCGCGCCAATTGATTGTATTTACCCGATGGCATGAAGATGACCTTGCGGGCAAGTTGTTACGCGAACAAGGCGTTTATGATGCCAAGGACAACCCGAACGGATGGGTTGTCGTTGTGTATCAAGCCATCAAGGAGGGCGCGCCGACCGAATATGACCCAAGACAAGAGGGTGAACCATTATGGGCGGAACGACACAACCTTGAAAAGCTGCAAGCCATCCGGAAGCGCAATCCGCAAGTGTTTGAATCCCTGTATCAACAAGACCCGCAACCGCGCGCTGGATTGATGTATGAAGCCGGATTCGTTGAATACCTTGTGCGCCCGGCAACGTCATACGTCAAACGCCGTTGTTATGTGGACACCGCCGACACGGGCGCGGACTACCTTTGCGGCATTGTGTACGATGAAACGGAAGTGGGCAATTACATCGTTGATGTGCTTTACACCACGCGCCCGGTGGAGTACACGCAAACCGCCCTTGCCAAAATGCTTTGCAAACATGGTGTGGCAGATTGCATCGTGGAAGCAAACAACGGCGGACGCATATACAAGAACAACGTGGAACGTGAATGCCGATTGATGGGAAACGGAAAAACCAAGTTTACGGCGTTCCATCAAACCGAAAACAAGGAAACGCGAATTTACGCCAATTCGGCGATGGTGCAAAACCTTACATTCATGCCCCAAGGATGGAAACACCTTTTCCCGGATTTCGCCAAGGCGATATGTGGCTATCTTAAAGCCGGGCAGAATGAACACGATGATGCCCCGGACGCATTGACCGGGACGATTGAAAAGCGCAAGGGCGGCAAGCGCACGAATGTTGCCGCATTATTTGGTGTATCTTAAATTTTTGAGTTTATGACAATAGAAGAAATTTTCAAGTTAGCAACGGCAAACGATGTGATTTCCGAATTGAAGTCTTGCCGTTTCATTCCACAACCCGATGTGGAGAGTGCGAACAAAGCACTTGACCCGAAGTTGCATGATATTATGTCGCCGATATTGCGCCCGGATAAGCGCGTTAAAGTTTCGGCGGACAATGAAGCGGATTCCGCGCAAAAGGTTATTTCAACCAATGGGGAAAGCACCAATTTCAAGACGGTACGCGTGGCGCGTGTCGCCGTTGCCATTCAAAAGTTGATAATCAAACGTGCAGTATCATTCGTGTTCGGCAATTCCCCGGCATACAATTCAACGCCGGAGAACGAACAGGAAGAAGCCGTTGCGCGCGCCCTTGACCGCATTTTGTATGGCGTGAAGTGCAAGTCGTTGAATCGCAAGATTGGACGTTCCATTTTCGGATATAAGGAAGCCGCAGAATATTGGTATCCGGTTGAAAGCCCGAACACGAAATATGGCTTTCCATCGCAATTCAAAATGCGTTGCACCATCTTTTCGCCCGCCTATGGTGATACGCTTTACCCATATTTCGATGAAACGGGCGACATGGTGGCGTTTTCACGTTCCTTTGCCCGAACCCGTGATGGTGTTGTCACGAACTATTTTGAAACGTTCACGGACACCGAACATTGGTTGTGGATAAACGGCGCGAACGGATTTGATTGCGTTGATGGTTATCCAAAAAAGACGGGCATCAACAAAATTCCTGTAATATACGGACATCAACCGGAGTTTGAAACCGAGGATGTGAACGCGTTGATTGACAGATTGGAAACCTTGTTGTCGAACTTTGCAGACACGAACGATTATCACGCAAGCCCGAAGATTTTCACGACCGGACAAATCTATGGATGGGCGCAGAAAGGCGAATCCGGCGCGGTCATCGAGGGCGAAGATGGCGCAACCATGCAATATGTGTCATGGCAGCAGGCACCGGAAGCGGTCAAGTTGGAGATTGACACATTGTTGAAACTGATTTACACCATCACGCAAACGCCCGACATTTCCTTTGATGCGGTCAAGGGATTGGGCGCGATTTCGGGTGTGGCTTTGAAGTTGCTTTTCATGGATGCGCATTTGAAAGTGCAAGACAAGTGCGAAATATTCGATGATTACTTGCAACGCCGCGTGAACGTGCTTTTGGCATATATCGCCCAAATGAACACATCATTGGCGGGTGCGTGCGAATCCATTATGATTGAAACCCAAATCATTCCTTACATGATTACGTCTGACATTGACGATTTGAACTATTGGATGACCGCAAACGGCAACAAACCCGTTGTGTCGCAAGAAGAATCCGTCATCGGCGCGGGTATTTCCAAGAATCCGGAAAAGACCATGAAGAAGTTGGAAGAACAGGACACGCGCGACAATTCATTCATCATCGGTGAACCGCAATTGGAGGGCGATGCGTAATGCCACGTTATCCAAGAACAACAAGAACCCCGGCAAAGGAACAGGCGAAGAAGCCACAATTCCGATGCCGGGATTGCGCGGAATCATACGATTGGCATTCCAAGGCGATTGATGGGCATTTGATATTGTGCCGTTGCAAGCAAGACCACAAGACGGAATACGGGCGATGGTGCAAGTTCCTCAATGACCTACAATGTGAACATTTCAAACCAAGAAAGAATGAGTAAAACGAACCTTTGCGACAACTGCAAACATTGGGTGCGCGTGTTTGGCGACTTATATTGTTGCGAATGCGCCGAATGTCATCCGGGGGATGATGGGTTTTGGCGTTGTCGCTATTTCATCAACAAGTAATGGCAAAAAGGCAGAAAACAACACGATTTTCCATTCAAGGATGGGACGCAAGGCATTACAGGACAACGGACGCGTATGTTCAAGCCGTGCAAAGCCTGTATGACAAGGCGACAACGGCAATCACAAGGGCGGCAGCGCGCGGCAAGATTGACCCCGACAAGCCTTTTTCGTTCGATATGTACCCATCCGTGAAAAAGGAGATGCAGCGCATCACGGAACAATTGGCATCCCGTGTGACAACCGTCATCGAATCCGGTTCAAAGAAACAATGGCTTTTCGCTTGTGCCAAGAATGACGGGTTCATTTCATCCATCATGGACACATCCAAGTTGAGCAAGGCTCGCTTGAAGAAGATGCAAGACCGCAACTTGGATGCCCTTGCAGCGTTCCAAGGTCGCAAGGTGGATGGCATGAACCTTTCGCAACGTGTGTGGAAATACGTTGGACAATTCAAAGACCAATTGGAAAACGCCCTTGACGTGGGATTGGGCGAGGGACGAAGCGCGGATGAACTTTCGCGGGATGTCCGGCAGAACTTGCGCGACCCGAACCGCCTTTTCCGGCGCGTCCGGGACAAGCGGGGCAACCTTGTATTGTCCAAACGTGCGGCGGCGTTCCATCCGGGGCGTGGCGTTTATCGTTCATCATACAAGAACGCAATGCGCCTTACCCGGTCGGAAATCAATATGGCGTACCGGGAAAGCGATTATCAACGATGGCAACAATTGGATTTCGTTGTTGGTTTTGAGATTCACCGGAGCAACCACGAACCATTGTGCAAGTGCGATATTTGTTCAAAGTTGGTTGGGCGTTACCCCAAGACATTCAAATTCAAAGGGTGGCATCCACAATGTATGTGTTACGCCACGCCAATCTTGATGGATGAAGAAACATTCGATGCAAACGAACTTGGCGACCTTAAAGCGGCGTTGCATGGCACGGAATACAAGCATTTGCAAGCCAAGAACGTTGTTTCCGAAATGCCAAAGGAGTTCACCGAATGGGTGGAACAACACATTGAAGCGCAAAAGGGATGGTCATCAACACCATATTTCATCCGGGACAACTTTGTTGACGGGCGACTTGACAAGGGCTTGAAAATAGAAATGCCAACGGTCAATGTGGATGTAATTGCGGCATACCAATCGCAAATTGCACAGGCGCGGGCAATGGCGAAAAAATGGGGATTGAATGGAAGTTTGCATACGCTTGATTCCGCCGTTGCGTCAAAAAACATCGCAGGAATACAAACGGCAATTTCAGACATTCAAAGTACGGCATCAAGAATGGAATCCGAGAATGCTGCAATCCGTTCAAGATGCTTGGAATGGGGTGTTGATGTCACGGAACTTGATATTGCCATTGCATCCGGAAAGTCGGCAAAAATCATGTTGGCGTTTGATGTGTTGGATAAGCGTTGCGATGAAGTACAACGCGAATACAAGGCATATATGAACGATGCACAACGCACAATAAAGGCGGCAACGTCCATGAATGTTGATTCAAGTGATGTGCAAGCCGATATTGTAGCCGTTACAAATGACAAAAGCGGATGGGCATCGCTGAAAGCAATGATAATGCAAAGGTTGAACGACTTGAAGAAGAAAATTGCAAATTCATCATCAACGGCGATACATCCAGCATTAAAAACAACATATACGACCCATGCAGAAGTAAATGATACATTCAAAAAAATAAATGCCGGATTAACGGAAAAATGGTTTGAACATGATGATTTGAATTTGCGTGTAGAAACCAATCCGGGAAATAATGGCTCAACAAACATGAATGGACTTTTGTTATTAAAGGCAGACCGAATAAGCGGGGTTATGTCCGCATTGGGAAAGATTGGGCAAGGCAAATGGGGCGACATCACCGATGTTGAAGCGGATGCAATGGCAACACTTTGGCATGAAATTACACACAACAGAAACAAGCCGCAATGGATTGGTGGAGTATTCCAGCGTGCGAATTTTTGCAATACGAATATGCAACGTTCATACATGGAACTTGCAAACGAATTTGTGGCGCGAAAGACATTACCGGAATTTTACAAGATTCTTGGTTGTCCGGCGACACCACATCCACAATATATGCAATCGCGCGCGTCAACGGGTTACAACCGGATGGTCACTAATTACGATTATGTCATCAAAAAATTGGGGCTTGATGCAAAAAAGGTTTTGGATGCCGTGCGTGAACATCTTTATGAAAAGCCGTATTGTGACCAAAAAAACGGTTTGATTGATGGATTGTCAAAAGGCGGAATCAAAGACAAACATGGCAAGCCATTGAAAAAATCCGTCCTTAACTCTCTTATCAAGACGATTGAATGTACCGATGCAACATATTCATGGAATGGTACAAAATACGTTACTAAAAGCAAAGAACAAGTACTTGATGAATGGTTGGCAAATAATGACGTTATATAACAACAAAGGTGGTAAGGAAGCAATGTCCTTTCCACCTTTGCCAAGTTTAATCAATTATTGTGCCTGTTTTTATCGCATCATTTTGAATGATTGCGGCATCTTTTTTTGCCACGCCATACATTGAACTTGCGGAATCAAACAAATCCTTGTTATTTGTAAGAATGGCATATTTCATCAGATGTTCGTATTTCGTAGAATCCGGGAATCCTTTGTAATACGATTCGGTGTAATCGCCACCAATTATTTCCTTTCGCGTTTCAGCATCTTTGCAGAAATCGAAAATTGTCTTTCCTTTTATTTTCATTTTGCATTTGGGTTTTTGCGGTTTGTTTTCTTGCGTTGAAGCACCCCACGGCGGATGATTACCTTATTGTTGCGGTATGGCTTTTGTTCCGTGATGCCATAATTCCACAACCTTGAAGCAGACACGCCAAGTTCATGCGGCGTGAAATGGTCATATATGGCGGCGATTGAACCGAAATAATGGTTGTCATCGTCACCGAATGAAACGTGATATATCGTATTGCCATTCATTCTTTTGTGGTTTCGTTTGTTATACTTTGCCTTATTTCATCCATGCGCGCCATTACGTCATTTCTTGTGGTGCAAAACGCAGCGTGTGGGCATCCAATACACCTTGCTTTCGTTCTTTGTCCATTGATACCAAATTTTGGTGGTTGGATGGGGCAAATTATAGCCCCGGCGCAATCATATTCAAACCCCATATTATTCATTTCTTATTGCTGAACCCGTGAAATCAAACCATTCGCGCGGTGAAGCGGTCGCCGCCTTTTTGACCTTGCGATAAAATCCTTTGTCCAGCTTGCGCAAGCGACCCAACACATCGTGCGGTTGCCAACGAAAATCCGGCATTACAGGGTTGTTGGCGGAATAGATGCCGCCTTGGTTGGGTTCAAAATGCCCGAATGCAACGATGATGCCATCCTTGATGAACACCGTTTCCCGGATGCGCTTATCGTTGGCGTGCGCCATTGTCATGCGCTTGCACCCGTTGTAATATTCCACAATCCGGCGTTGCATTTCCATTTGTTCCTTGACACGTTCGGCGCGAATCTTGCGGGCGTTCCACATATTCACGGCGACATCGTGCCGGATGGATGCCACATTGATGGGCGCATCCCCGGTTGCAACATCGAATGGCAATGTGCCATCGGCAAACATTTTCACGGCGCGGGCAAAGTTTTCCTTGTCCACAACCTTTTCGTGCAGTTGTTGCACGAATGCAGCATCCAAGCCATATTTGCTTGCCATGCCATTGAAATCAATTGTATTCATTTGCAAATATAATAAACTTATTCAATATAACAATTAAAATAACTTTGGTTGATTATGATTGAACAACCATTCTTTTGAATTTTGGTTGGAAATCCACCAATGGAATACTTGTTGGGGGTTGTCAAATTGGTCATACTTACCTTGTTCCATCAATTCATGGATGGCACGGATGTAAACCTTTTCGGCAAACCGGGGAAACATGGATAATTCACGTTGCTTTTCTTTGGGTGAAGCCACAGGGCAGAATAAGCAGCCAATCCGATGAAAGCCCTTATCATACAAATCACAATATGGCATATTGTTTCCCTTGATAAAATCCCAAATGTCCTTATCAGTCCATTCAAATATTGGTGAAACCGTAACTTTGTCTTTGCCGCCGACACAATACACATTGCATTGCTTTTCGTTGTCAAACAGTTGCCCACCCCATGTTGCTTGTTGTTCATACAACTTTCCATCCACTATGTCATAACCAATGCGTTGTCCTATGATTTCAACCGCATGGCGTTTGGCTCGATTGATGCTTTCCGCTTTCCTTATGCCAATAGCGGTGCAACATCCCGCCCCGGCTTTTTCTTTGAGTTCCGCACAGCAATAACGGGCTTGCCTTGTTGGAAGCATCCCTTTGTCAAGGATAAGTTCACGCATATTCCGCTTTGGCAAGTTCAACTTTACTTGTGGGTAATGTTGCCGCACAAACCGCATGAGATTGGGCGAATCCACGGAAGTAACTTGCATTTCTGCATGATGCTTACACCCGGACATTTCCACAAGGGCAAGTAATACTTGTGAATCCTTGCCGCCGGAGAAAGCAACATGAAATCCCCTTTCATCCATACGCAACGCCAATTTTTCGGCATTCTGAATGAATTTAATGGCATCATCCGTTAATCTCTTCAATCTATCATTCCAAACCATACATCAAAAGCATTTTGGGAGTTTGTGCGAACACAAACGGTGTCCGGCAAGAATTATCATTGCTTGTTCCGTGCGGAACGATAATGCCAATGTTCCGGGGCATCCGTGGTTGATGGTCGGATGGTAGTATTCAAACGATACACCCGAACCATCGGAATAAAATTCAACGGAATACACCTTGCCATTGTCAAGGGCGGTTATCACATCACGCATTCGGCGTTGTTCGTCATAACTGAAAGCCGCAAGGGCTTGTTCGATATTCTTTTTCATTGTTGCGGAATTTGTGCCGGGGACGATGCCCCGGCGGGTTATTTATTCTTGTTCAATATTGATTACTTGAAGTTCACAATGTGAATAAAGGCTTTTCCACGAATTTACGATTGACTTGGCATTGTTGCCCATTCCGATGAAGAACCAACCCGTGCCATCACGCCATGCGCCTTTGTCCGCCTTTGCAAATCCTATGAGCATATATTTATAAACGCGCTTGGATGCCTTTTTCACAACCTTGTTTGTACCATCATTATCTTCAAACATGTATTGGTGTGTTCCGTTCGGGTTTTGTATCATTGTTGCTTTCATTGTCTTTGGATTTGTGGGGCGACCCGGAATCCGCCCCGGTTAATATTTAGAGTTTTTGAAATTTGGCGAAATACAGTTCACGAAGTTCCATGAAGTCGTTGCCAATAACACCGTAATTGATGATTCGCAAAAGTGTGTCGCGCATTTCATCGGCAATATGCTTCATTTCGTTCTTGGTGTTTTCGATGCGTTCTTGTTCGGTGATGAATGCCGGGAACAGGGATTTGAATTGTTCATCGTTGGTGTACATTCCCATCATGGCGCGTTCAAGTTCGGTTTGTGTTCCGGAAATGGTTACAACTTTTGATGTTTCGCTTTCCACGGTGAAAGTCTTGCGCAAATAATCAAGGTGCGATGCCTTGTATTCGTCTTTGTAGATGTTTAATGTCATTGTCATTGTTGCGAAAGTTTTTAATTGTGAACCCTTGCGGGCGTGTTTCACTATGAAACACATTGCAAAGGTAGTGAATATATTTAATAAAACAAGCATTTTCGCGAAAAAAATGCACTTGCAATGCAAAATTGTTGATAAGTTGGGCATATCTTGCCCGAAAAACATGTGTGTTTCACTATAAAACACACTACCTTTGCACGTGTTTGATTTTTAACTAAAAGTATTTGTTCAATGAAAAAGACAATTTTGGCGTTACTTGTGGCGAAATTCCAAGGCGCGCGAAAAGACGGATTGAATGTGTTGGCGGGCATTCTTGCTTTACAGGCATCAACCGAGGATGAAGCGAAAGCCCTTGTTGAAAAAATCACCGATGCGCAAGTGAACGAGTTCATCAAGGATTATCGCAAAGACGTGGACAAAGAGGTGTCCGAAAGTAACAAGACGTTTGAAACCAACTTGCGCAAGAAGTACGATTTCAAGGAGAAGCAGAGTGAACCCGGCATTCCGCCAACCGAGAATCCGAACGACATTGCCGCAATTGTCAAAGAAGCCGTGGCAGCAGCCGTGAAGCCCTTTGAAGAAAAATTGTCCGGTTACGAAACCAAGAACATTGCCGAAACAAGGCTTGCGGCACTCAATGAGAAGTTGAACGGATGCAAGGATGAAACATTCAAGGCACAAACCTTGAAAGATTTCGCCCGTATGTCATTCGCAACCGATGATGATTTCACGCAATACTTGAACGACAAGGCGGCGGACATCGAAACCGCAAATCAAAACGTGGCGAATGCCGCCCTTGGTGGCGCAAGTGGAAAGCCCATGTTCGCGCAGAAGAACGAAGATGGTATTTCCAAGGGCGTTGCCGATTATGTGGCAAGCCTTAAACCCGAAAACAACGAGTTATCGGGCAAAGAAGTTTAACCCATTAAATTGCAAATTATGTCGTTGACAATTAAAAGAGCAAAGGACAACCGCGTTGTCAAGTGCATTTTGCACCGAATCGCGGACATTCCCGGCGGCGTGACGGTATCAGTCGCCAACCTTGGCGGTTCGTCATTGTTTGAGGGAACGCCAATTGGCAAGGGCAAGAATGGCGCGTTTGAGGTATGCAAGACCGCACAGGTTATCACCCAAGCGGATGCAGCCGCCAAGACCTATGAGGTTGCGAAAGGTCATCATTTCAAGGTTGGCGACCGCTTTGCAACCGCAGATTGCAATGGTCAGACCATCACCGCCATTGACAAGTCCAATCCCACCAAGGACATTATCACCGTAGACACAACGCTTGGCGCAATTGTCAAGGTTGGAACTTGCGCGTTTGAATCAAGCGGCGCAAACAAGACCTTGAAAGTTGTTCCGTGCGCCATCGCCGGAAGCAACGAGGACGTGAAGCAGGAAAGCAACCTTTTCGTTTCCGCTTGGGTTCACGCCGTTGTCAGAGAGAGCAACGCGCCAATCGTGAATGCCACAATCAAGGCATCCATTGCGTGTGTTTCTTATGTTTAACCCTTAAAACGTATTCGATATGCAGAAATCGTTAATGGTTGGACTTAATGAAAAGGACATGGGCGCGGTTATTCGTACCTATGACCTTAAAGACTATTATTATCCAACCCTTTTCCCACTCAAGGAAACCAATTTCTTGACGTGGAAGATGCTGGAAGCACAATCGGGCTTGAAGATTGCCGCCGACCTTGTTAGTCGTGGCGCGACAATTCCACGCAAGACCCGTGAAGCCATTTCACGCATCCAAGGTGACATACCCAAGATTACCATTTCGCGCGAGAAGAACGAGGATGAATTGACCGAATATGACATCATGGTTGCCATGTCGTCAAACAACCCCGACTTGAAAGCACTTGTGGAGTTTTGGGCGGAAGATACCAAGTTTTGTTGGGATGGCGTTGCCGCCCGTGCAGAATGGATTGCATTGAAGCAAATTTCACTTGGCAAGGTGACATTCACCAATTCAAACAACGCGGCAATCGTCACCGAATATGACGTTGATTATCTTATCCCGGCGGAGCAGAAAATCGGCGTTTCCGTTTCATATTCAACAGGCACAGGCGCAAAGCCTTTGACCGTGGACATTCCAAAAGCCTTGAAGTTGGGCAAGAAACTCTATGGTGCAACTTACAAGTTCCTTTTTATGAACGTTGACACATTCGAGAAGTTCGCATCCCAAGAGGAAGTTTACAAGAAGTGTGCGTCATTCGTTCAGAACGTTGTCGGTTCACAGGATGCGCCCGACCTTGCAACGGTCAATGCGTACCTTGCCAAGAAGAAAGAACTTTATCGCGGTTTGCAAATCATCGTGATTGACCAAGACATCACGCTTGAACTTGCGGACGGTTCACGCGTGACGGAAAATCCGTTTGAGGATGACGTGATGTTGTTCAGCGAAAGCAAGGTTCTTGGCAACACTTATTGGAAGAAGCCAATTGACGCAAAGGCAATGCCCGGAAGCGTAGCCGAAAAGGTTATGCACGGACATACGCTTGTCAAGAAGTATTCCAATGAATCGCCCGTTCAAGAGGTAACGGAGGGAATTGCGAACCTTTTCCCCGCGTGGAATCTTGCCGGACGTTCCGTGTTGATGCAAGTGAACGCGACATCGTGGAACAAGAACTAACATTGAACAATGGGGCGGTGGCGGTTTAAGCGTAGGAAACCGCCCCGGCGTTCGTTAAATGCAAGTGGATATGACAAACAAGGAATATTTGACCAAATCGTTGAACGGCATGAATCTTTCGGATGATGACATCGAAATCATCATGTTGAAAGGTGGCATTGATGCAGATGCCCCGGCATCCGCGGAACAATGCGATGTCGCCGTGTACAATCGTTTTTCCGTTGTGCTGAAAGGCGCGATGCAAAACGTGTCCGAGGGCGGAATGTCTATTTCGTGGAACATTGAAGCGATGAAGATGTATTACAACGCCCTTTGCAATGAATATGGCAAGGAAAACTTGCTTGCCACACGTCCGAAGATTCGCAACCGTTCAAATATGTGGTGATATGGCAAAGATTGTTCAATACCCGCATTTCCTATTCATTGAGGAAACCCCGGATGCCGTACAGGATGA